CAACACAAGACGTTGGCTACCCAGGGGGGGGTGTAAGGGGGGTTGGGTTTTTTTGAGGTCGGACGTTTCTGTGTACGTGACCCCTCTCGGCTATTAGATCAGACATTTAAGGCGCTGTCGGAGTTTGTAATGGTTGATGCCGAGTAGACGGCAGACTTGAGGGAGAGAGAGGTAGTGATGTCCGAGAGAGCGGAGTAGCCAATGGTGGTCGCGTTCGCGCAGTGCGTGCTGGAAGAGTGAGATGAGGAAAGTTTGTTCTGGGGAGTGGTGTGAGTGGTGAGGAGCTGAGTTGAAGGAGTTGATGTCGTATTGGAGTATTTTTTGGGAGTTAGGGTAGTCATTTTGTGGGAGTAGGAGGAAGCAGGAGGAGAGGAAGGAGGGGATGTTTTTGTAGCCGCCGTGTTGGAAGGGGAGGAAGGCTAGTTTTTGCATGACGAGAAGATGGATACAATGGGGAGGGGTGAATTGTCTAGGAGAAAATGGATATGGTGTTAGATTTGGGGCGGGATATTTGTGAGGATGAGGTTGTGGAGGAGAGGCGGGTTGGTTTGAAAGATTGTGGGGTTGTGAAGATAAACGGGATAGAGTGGCGTCCTGTGGAGGGTGTGAGGTATTTGCATGATTATTATGATGCGGTGAGGCAGGTGGAGGGTGGTTTATGTGATGAGAGGTCGATGTTGAGGTATTTGTTTTTAGAGGATTTGTGGGCGTTGTTATATTTTGGGATGGGTGTGAGCATTGCGAATTGTGAGTGGTGGGTGGATCGAGCGTTTGATGTGCAGAGGACGGAGAGGGGTGGGCGGATATTGGATTTATGGGCGCGGGATCATGGGAAGAGCACGATAATAACGATAGGGCAGACGATCCAGGATGTGTTGAAGAACCCGGAGGAGCGGATAGGGATATTTAGCTATACGAAGGCGGCGGCGCTGAAGTTTTTTCGTTCGATTAAGTTTATTTTGGAGTATTCGCAAACGCTGAAGAACTGTTTTCCTGATGTGTTGTGGCAGGAGCCTGGTGGGGAGGCTCCGAAGTGGAGTGAGGAAGCGGGGATGATAGTGAAGCGGGTGGGGTTTTATAAGGAGGCGACGATTGAGGCGTGGGGCTTGGTAGAGGGTATGCCGATAGGGTCGCATTTTACGAAGCGGCGCTATGATGACATTAGCACGTTTGACTTGGTAAATACGCCGGAGCTGATGCAGAAGGTGATCGAGGCGTTTGATATGAGCCAGAGCCTTGGCTCGGAAACGGGTGACGAGTGTTGGGTGACGGGCACGCCCTACCATCACGAGGATGTGCTGAACCATATTCGCAAACAGGTCGGACCAGACGGGCAGCCGCTCTATTTGCAAAGGATTTGTACGGCGACAGTAGATGGCACGCCCGCCGGTAGAAGCAGCTACATGAGCGAGAAACGGCTAGAACGCTTGCGCTCAAATAAAAGACAGTTTTTCTCGCAATACTTATTGGACCCTACTCCAAGGGGCGCACAACAGCTCGATTCGGACGCGCTGCGTATTGTGGAAGTTCAGAAAATTCCCAAGAATTTATATAAGTTTATGACGGTGGACCCGGCAGGCGAGCGAACGGACAACCGAAGCCCAGACAGTTGGGCGCTCATTGTGCATGGCGTAGATCCGTTCATGGATGATCTCGGAGCTAGCGACTGGTTTATCCTTGATATGATCATTAAACCCATGCCGCTAACCGATGCGCTCAACGCTGTAGTTGATATGTACTCGCGGCATGGAAGAATCTTAAAACTTGGCGTGGAAAAAGTTGGCATTATGACATTCGAAACTCACATTGCCGCCGCATTGCGCGCCAAACGAAAGAACATTACTGTTCAAAACGGCGGCCTGGCCCTTCTAAAACCAGGCGGAAGAGCTAAAGAACTTCGCATTAGCATGAATTTAGAATGGCCGCTCAATAACGGGAAAATCCACATAAGCTCAGGAATACCCAATGAATATACTCAACGCCTTATACAAGAAATGCAAAAATTCCCCTACTGGCACGATGACGGACTCGACGCACTCTCCTACGGATACGATCTGGTCAAAGATTATCCGTTTCCTAGCAAATTCCAGCAGGAAGATAGCGAAGAAGAACGATTCTACCGCTCCCGACGCAAAAAACATCCATCCCAAACACACTCAGACGGATGGCTCATTGCTGGCAGCTAACCACCAAACCGAATGGGATCAATAACCATGCCACAAAACGATCTATACAAAACTACTAGATATGGACTCGGACGCGCAGCGCACCACCACATAGTCTATATCAACGAAGATACACAACAAGGCATCTGCTCAACTGCCAATAACCATGCCCATATAGTGTATTTCCAGCCACCCACACCCGCACAACCACCACAATTCGATCCCTACGGCATAATGATCGCCCCAGGCCAACCAGCTAACCCGGGCGGCTGGATCATCCAACCCGCCGCAGATGGCCATACCCACCAAATCACCGTATACGAACGCTCAATCAAACAAGAAAAAGAATCACCAGAAGACACCGTACGCGATGTCCTGGCGCAATATAAGTATTGCATCGAACTCGAAAAAGAATCAGTCACCGAAGCTAAAGAAGCTGAAAAATTCTACATTGGCGAACAATGGCACGACGTAGATAAACAACAACTCGAAGCTAAAAATCGAGCCGCCCTTACCATTAACCGCATCCAACCCAAAATCGACGAACTAACAGGTTTCCAAAAACAACAACGCACGGACATTCGCTATCTGCCTACCGAAGAAGGCGATCAACGTGTCGCCGATATGCTCAACATTATCGTTAAACGCATCCTTTCTAAATGCCACTTCGAACGCGAAGAATCCCGCGTTTTCGAAGATATGGCTATCTGCGGCAGAGGCTTCTTTAATATCATTGTCAATTTCGAAAAAGATATTCGCGGCCAAATCCTCGTTGAGCGTTACCCCTGGACCGACGCCAAACTAGGACCACATACAAAAGAAGATTTGAGCGATCTCGAATTTCTTCTTAAAGATAAAATGTACAGCCGCGCTAAAGCAAAACAACTGTGGAAAGATAAAGCCGAGGAAATCGAAGCAGCCTTTGAACTCTCATTCATGGGCGAACCACAAACTCACAAAACAGTACAAGAAGACCAATACGCATACAGCGAAAATAAATTACCAGCCGCCATCGACGCCGATACCGTACTGATTGATAACCTTAAAAAAGAAATCCGCGTCATCGAACGCTGGCAAAAAGTTTACACAACCGCCAAGGTTGCCGCCTACGCGCCAGATAATTACGTTCTGAACCTCAAAGGCTGGAACGATAAGGACATCAAACAAATCGAAACTATGCCCGGTTTCAACATTGTCGAACAACAAACATACGACATGCGCATAACAAAAGTAGCAGGCAATGTTTTGCTCTCCGACGAGCATCCCGCAGACCTGCCACTAAACGATTTCTTCCTCATTCCGGCTTACGGCAAAAAACGCGCGGATAAATTCTATGGCAAAGTTAAATCTGCCATTGATCCACAAAAACAAAAAAACAAACACGCATCCCAGGCTATCGACATCGGCAATAAGATGTGCGCCTACGGTTGGTTTTTCGACGATATGACATTTGCCAACAAAACCGAGGAAAATCTATTCCGCGATACTTCCACATCACCCGGCTTTCAAGTCAAAGTGCAAAGCACAGACCATCCCCCGGTCAAAGTTGAAGGAACGAAATTTCCCGGCGAACTCGTACAGTTAATGATGGTGGACGATCAAACAATCGACGAACAACTAGCCACCGTACCAGTACCTACCGGCGCTAATCAGTCTGGCGCACACTTCACCGCGCAGCAAAAAGCAAAACTAATTGGCTCCGAATGGCTGTTTGATAACCTTAGTTTTGCCAAAAAATTATTAGGTGAACGCCTCATACCTGTGATTCAACGCTATTACACGCCGGAAATGATGTTTCGCATCTTAAATAATCAACACCGCAAAGCACCGCTGCAATTAGGCGGCGTGGACTTTAACCAATTTTCACAAGAAGAAATAATTAACCTGCTCACCGAATCTGACCTGTCCCTCTATGACGTAGAAGTACAAGAATCCGATTGGAGTCCAAGCGTGCGCATCGGCACATTCGCGCTGCTTAGCGAACTCGCTAAGGCCGGTATGCCCATTCCACCACAAACATTAATCAGCTTAATGGATATTCCTGAAGCCGAGCGCCAAAAGATGCTGCAACAAATTCAGCAGCAAATGATGGCGGAGCAAGAAGCTGACAAGGCAAAAGCCGATGCGGAAATACAAAAGACAATGATCGCTCACGGTATGATGCCGCAAGGTATGCAGCCGCCAGCTATGCCGCAGGGTAACGCTCCAATGCCAACACCAGGAACGCCGCAAGGCGGCATAGCGGAAGGAGCACCAGCAAAGGCAACGGCACAACCTCCCGCTGTCATCAACTTTCAACCGGCCATCTACAACGGACAACCACCCAAAAAAGGCCGCAAACTATTCATGTTAAAAACAGACCCCGCAACTGGCGACCGCTACGGCGAAGTTGTGGAGATGGAAGACGAACAACCACAACAGAATCAACAAGAGGTAATCAATGGCATCGTTTAATAAATTTAATTCATTCGTTGAGGCGCTGGCGGAGAAGGCACATAACCTCGGCTCAGATCAGTTGGTAGTCGCACTCACCGCTGCGGCAAATCCGCCGGTTGCGACAAACACGCAGCTATCCGATCTGACACAAGTTAGCTATACGAATTGCTCCAGCCGCAACGTCACAACGTCCACATCGGCGCAGACTTCCGGCACGTATAAGCTCGTGTGCGCAGACCTGGTGCTGACCGCCAGCGGCAGCGTCGGGCCGTTCCGGTATGTGGTGCTCTACAACGATACAGCGACAAATGACGAGTTGATCGGCTGGTGGGATTATGGTTCTGAGGTAACGCTCGCAAGCGGCGAGACGTTCACTATTGACTTTGACGGCACGAATGGAGTGCTGACTATAGCCTAGGCGGGAGCGTAGGCAATGCCAGCCACAATTCTAAATTTTGCTGGCGCGGAAACTGGCAACCTCATTGAGTTTACTGACTCTGAGGGTAACGTCACAGCCGACAGCACGACCAAGCGCAGCGGCAGTTATTCCTGGCGGTTTAACAATGGCGCTGGCGAGGCTGCCGACGCCTGGATACACAAGCACTCAACGACAGGGCTAGTCGGAACAAGCGTTAACGTAGACCCGTGCTATCACCGCTTTTACCTTTACCTCGTTACAGTTCCCAGCGCAAAACAGGCTCCGGCTAATTTCTATATTCCGATTTACTCCACAATATCGGGCAAGTGCTCATACCAGATAGATTCTGACCGAAAGATTCGGCTCTACGACAACGGCGATAGTCTTGTTGCTACAAGCACGACAGTGCTCAGTCTTAACACATGGTATTTGATTGAGATTAAGAGCAGCAACGGTGCAAGCAGCGCCTACGAACTAAAGATTAACGGTGTTTCTGAATTTAGCGGCAACTGCGACCAAGGAAGCGCAAACACATCGGGCGCGAGACTCGGCATTACTGGCGGCCACGCAGAGAGCCTCGATTACTACATTGACGACTGGGCCATAGCATCAGGCGATTGGATTGGTGCTGGCGCGTGTGTGCGTATTGCTCCGACAGGTAATGGCACGTTCACGGACTGGACTGAGGGGACAGACCCCAAGGATTATACCGTCGTTGATGAAAATCCTTACTCAGATACCGACTATGTTCAGTGCGGCACGGCAGGAAACCTCGTTGAAACATACACAATGGAGGACTGTTCTACCGTTGGCATTAGCGGCACGATTAACGCAATCAAACTCGGTGCAAGGACGCGTGAGAACGCAACGGGAAAAAGCGCGAATAAACTTCGCATATACCACGGCGGCAGTAGCGCGGAGACTGCGGCATACAACGGCACGACCACGCCCGCAACGAGGTTTTTAGTTTCGACCACCTGCCCGTCAACATCAGCAGCCTGGACAACAACCACTGTTGATGCGGTAGAGATGGGCGTCAATGAGGAGAGCGCGGTCAAGGTGCGCTGCACCTGGCTCAGTGGTTTTGTCGATTTTACGGCGAGCACCGGCTATTCGCTGTCATGTGCGCAAGGTTCATTTAGCCTAACCGGTAAGGCCGCAGGCTTAAACACCGGGCGCAAGCTGGCTGCGGCGACCGGCGAGGTTGCCCTGACTGGCCAAAACTCTAGCCTATTGCGTGGGACAAAGCTGGCTGCGGCCACTGGCAGCGTTACGCTAGAAGGGAAAGACGCGGCGCTTTTGCGTGCGCTAAAGGCCGTATGTGCCACCGGCGAGTTTGCCCTGACCGGCCAAGCGGCAACATTAACCAAAACTACCGGCAGCACACTAACGGCAAACACGGGCAGCATCCTTCTGTTCGGCCAAGACGCCACACTATCTCGTGGTCTG